CGGCGCTCGGTACACCATCGTCTCTCGTATCTCAGTTAGCATCGCATCCAACCTCGTCGTTATGATGATGCGCCGCAGTGCCCGTCTACCAATACTTTCCTCGCCTTTGTAGACCTTGCTTCCTGCTACCTGCTCTGCCAACAGCGCTTTACTCAACGCGTCGTAGCTGTCCATCAACACACCCAACTGGTCACCAATATTGGTGTAAACGTCGTTCGGGTCGGCTTTCGCTATCTCCTGCACCCGCTGGACTTCTGCGTGGTACTGCTGCTTCTGCACCGGGGTCGGATCGACGATCTTGTTGTACTGCTCCTTCAGATCATCCAGTACTTCCTTAACTTCACCCGCCGCGCCTTTAATCTCTTTGTAAAGCTCACACCCCTTCTTAACCGCCGCAACAGCAGCATTTGCAGCAGCGAGAAGGGTTAGCGGGTCAATTTATGCCTCCATCAAGCGTTCAACGCAGTCAGTCTGCCCCAAACCCAAGCCGAAGCCGCAGCCGGATCGAACGGCACCGTAGCCTCTAGGTCATTAGGATTGGCAGGGTCAGGCTGTGTCCAATTTGCGCCCACTTGCGCCAGATACGCCTGAAGGTCAGCTTGCGTAGGAATGACTTCCGCATCGCCTGTGTTGTTGTCCTCGGAGATGCCGATCATCACCATGTCTCGCGGAGAAGGCGTAGATGGGTCGCCAACGACAAAAATCCCACCGACACCCTCTGGGTGCAGGCAGAGAAAGGAAGGTACGGTGCCGTCAGCGTTAAGACGGTACTTGATGCATTGGTGTGCCATGAAAAGCTCCTTGTTGTGCATATTGCCCACTAAAACAATACGCCCCGAAGTGACCCAGTTCGCACCACGGAGCAACCCAAACCGTACCGCCGTGCTGCCGGTACATATGACAAAAGTTGTAGTCTTCTGACAATAGCTCGTGATCGACGTTCTGTACTTTGAAGAAGTCGTAAACCTCAGCATGTACAGGGATCGTTGAGCCGCCGTTCATGTAGTAACCCACATGCGGACGCAACTTCTCAAACACATCGCGCCGGATCAGCATGAACCCAGTACCCGCATGTTTGACTTGGAACGGCTGGTTGGGGTCAGTCATCTCTTGACCGGGCAACTTGTTTACATTGAACACGCCTGTCAACTTGTACAAGTCTTGGTAGCCTGCCTGCGCCCCTTTTCTGACCGCATCCCAATTGATACCTTTCATCGGAACCGCGCCAGCGATGATCCCCTTATCCGCTTTGATCATCCGAGCAATGTCGTTCGGCACGAACTTCTGATCAGCATCAATGAACATCAAATGCGTAGCATCCGTATTCAAGAAGTGCCAAGCAATCGTGTTCCTGCCGCGCTGAATCAAAGACTCGTTACCAAGGAATATGCAGGTCAGCTTGATGTTGTACTGGAGACAGGCTTCCTTCAAAGCAAGCAACGACTGCACGTATTCTGTGCACATCATGCCGCCGTAAGCAGGAGTACCTATAACCAAGTGCATCACGCCACCTTCTTGTCAGGGTCAGGTGCCTGCTCTAAGAGCGGCGTATTCGTCAAAGACGAACGGTCAAATACCGAGAAGCCGCGACGCTGGGCGAAGGTCTCAGGGTCTTTCTCCCACTTGTCTGCACAAGCCTCCAACCAGCGCATCGTCATCTCATGGGTCGGTGCCTGACCGTTAGAGATCAGTTGATTTTCCATGTTTAGGTAAGCGAAGACCTCAGCCTGAGCTTGTGCCGCATTGATGCCTAAGTCGAACAGGTAGATCAGGTTGCCTTCATCAATCATACCGTTGCGGCTGCGGGCTGCGTTCAATGCCTGCTTCATACAGGTCATGATGTGGTAGCGAGACTCTTCGCGCTCGTAATCTTCTTCGGTGATCTCGTTCTTGCCTACCTTTTCCAGCAGTTGCTTGTGCTGGTTGACCATGAAGTTCATCTTACGCAGTGCGCCATTCACATGGTTTTGCGTACCTTCGAGATGGCTGTTGAGTTCAAGGATTTCGATCTCTAGCAGTTCGCGGTCAAGCTCATCAGTGCAGGATTCAAGTTCTCGTTGCTTCTTTTTCAGTTCGACCTGCTTCTTACGCATATTGACGTAGGCTTCTTGCAGAGCTGATTTAGTGCGATCAATCTCAGCCAAGGTATGCTTGATGGAGCGAATCGGGGTGATTGCCGTCACATCTAAAGTCACCTGCATGAACTGGGAATGGGACTTGTGGAAGTTGCTGGTGTCCTTGGCAACCGCAGGCAAACGGTCTTGGATGTTCTTCAACATCAAGTTGTATTCTGGCTTTTTGACTTCCAAAGCCGTTTGCATATTGCTGATGATTAGATCGTTTGACATTCTCTCTCCTTTATAAAACACTTGTTTTATTGCAACCCACCATTGGCATTCGATGTACCGAAATTGTCCATAACCGAGTTAAGCAGATCGCCAAAATCTGTAGCGTTACCAGTAGAAGCAATTGTGACGTAATCAATAACATTGTAATAAGTTGATCCAGCAGCATTTCTTCCGCCCGCAAAAAGTCCGCGTGTTTCTGATGATGCAGCCGCCAAACGGTTTCTGCCAACAGTCAAATCTCCAAAGTCTGTAGAATTGCCCGTAGAAGCGATGGTTATGTAATTAATCGTGTTGTAACTAGAACTGTCGGTGCCACCAAAAATGCCTCTGGTGCTCGATGAGCATCCAGCTATATTGTTTTTGGATCCATCAAGGTCACCAAAATCAGTAGCATTCCCAGTCGAGGCGATGGTCACGTACTGAATAACATTTATCGCTGCCGCGACAAACCCGCCCGCAAAAATCCCTCGTGTTGGCGAAGAACATGATGCAAAATCAATGATCGCTTGGAGAAGATCACCGAAATCTGTTGCATTGCCGATTGATGCAATAGTTACATATTGAATAACATTGGTATTAAAACCAGAAGGCGAACCTCCGCCAATAACCCCGCGCGTTGAACTAGAGCAAGCAGCCGAACCTTTCGCCCCCGTGGTTGTTAAATCCCCAAAATCGAGTGTTGCTGCATTGCTCGTGTATGCGATGTAAGCGATCACATTGTTGTACGTAGCAGAAGCCGGGTCTCCATATACCAATATGGCTCTAGTGCTTGAGCCGCAGGCCGATCCTTTTAATGTTTGTGTAGCCATATCGCCAAATTGCACCGCATTGCCTGTGGTAGCGATATTTACAAAGTCTATGTTTGCATATTTTTGACTTGCTTCGCCGCCAATAAACAACGCCATCGCAGCACTTGTCGGCGTGGGTTGGACTGCGGCAGCTCCTGAAGAACAAGCGCCCAAAAATGATCGGGCAACGGTCAAATCACCAAAGTCTGTCGCATTGCCAACAGAAGCAATTGTTACGTAGCTGACGGTGTTTTCATAAACAGAACCAGCGCCACCGCCAAACACGCCTCTCGTGGATGACGCGCAACCTGCAAGCTGTTGCACCGCAATAGTCAAATCGCCAAAATCTGTTGAGTTGCCTGTAGTGGCTATTGTGATGTAGTCAATGTTATTGATGTTATTGTACCCACCGGCAGCAAGCGCACGGGTATCAGACGCAGCAGCTCCTTTATAAAATTGGTTGCTGCCAAGGCTGTTTGCGATGTCGCCAAATGAAATGGCGTTCCCTGTAGACGCTATGGTGATATATTGAATTGCGTTGCCCGCATCAAAACCTGTGAACAAAATCCCTCTTGTAGAGGAACCGCAACCAGCACCACCATAACTTTGACCGACATTTGCGCCGCCAGTTGGTCTCACCGTGTCACCAAAATCGGTTGCGTTGCCAGCGGAGGCAATCGTTATGTAGTCAATAATATTAACGCCGCCGGTAGTGAAACCCGCCATAAAACACCCTCGGACGGCATTTGAACACCCTGCTGTATATGTACGTGCAGAAGTCAAATCGCCAAAATCGGTTGCATTGCCTGCCGAAGCGAATGTTACGTAGTCAATATTGTTTTGGCTTGCAGTGGTATAAAATCCTGCGAAAACGCCTCGTGTTGAGGAAGAAACGCCGCAAACACCCCTGCCAGACAAATTCAAATCCCCGAAGTCTGTCGCATTGGCGGCTGATGCAATGTTTATTCTGTCTATGACGTTGTATTGGGTCGATCCAATCCATCCACCCCCGAACAACCCTACAGGCGCAGCATTCCCCGCAATAGGCCACAGCCCTTGCTTCAACCAGAAAGCCATCTGATCCAGCGTCCATACACCTTTGGCTGCACCGTCTTGAAATGGGCCAGCAGGAGCTACAGGCACTGGGCGAATTATTCCGGCGTTCCAATCCGCGATTCCCATTTATAGACCTCCGTGTGCGTTGGAACATGCTGCCATAATGTTTACAGCCTGAAGCAAATTGCCAAAATCAGTAGCGTTGCCTGTTGAAGCCATAGTCACATATTGAATTACGCTTACTCTACTGAGTCCATCATTTAATCCACCTGCCCAAACTCCACGAGTTTGATTGCTTGTTGCCGGTAACTCTCTTATTCTTTGTGTTAAATCACCAAAATCGGTGGTGCTGCCAGTTGTGGCAATTGTCACATAATCAATAATATTCCAGTAATATTGAGGAGCCGGTTCGTTAAAACCGCCACCAAATAATCCTCGTGTGCTAGAAGAACATGCTCCCAACCAGCCTCTAGCTTGAGAAAGACTGCCAAAACTTACTGCATTTCCAGCAGATGCAAGTGTTATATAATCAATTGTTGCGTATGATGGGGTTGTTCCATTTCCATTTCCACCACCAAAAAGGGCTCTTGTACTAGAAGAACAGCCAGATGAACTCGCTCTTGCTTGAGTCAAATCACCAAAATCTGTTGCATTTCCAGTGGTTGCAACAGTAACATAATCAATAACATTTTTTACAACAGATTCATCTCCGCCACCCCAAACACCTCTAGTAGAATTTGAAGCGGAAGCAATAAATGACCTTGCCAACGTCAAATCACCAAAATCTGTGGCGTTTCCAGTGGTTGTGATGATGACATAATTGATTATATTGGTCTGACTAAAGTTTAATCTTCCACCACCAAACAAACCACGTACGGCAGAAGAACAACCACCTGCGGTGTTCACATTTCCAATCAAGTCGCCAAAATCAGTAGAGTTTCCAGTTGAGGCAATATTAATATATTGGATGACGTTCAGTAGTCCTGTAGAGTATCCACCACTAAACAAACCAATATCACCTGAAATGTTTGGTGGATTCCAATCTCCAGAGCCACGGGCTTGATATACCGCTGGAAGACTCCAGACTCCGCTATATGACGGCATTAGAGGCCTCCGTGACCGTTAGAACAGGAAGCTAAACGATTTCCATGAATCACTAAGGTATCTCCAAAATCTAAAGCGTTTCCTGTCGTTGCTATAGTGATGTACGCCAAAACATTTGTATTGGCAGAACCTTGAGCAAATACCCCTCTGGTCGAATTTGAAACAGCCGCCCCCCTCACTGTGGTTGCCAACAAATCACCAAAATCCGTTGCATTTCCTATAGAAGCAATGGTGATGTAATCTATTGTATTTTGCGAAGCCCCAGTCGTGCCACCCGCAAAAATTCCTCGTGTTGAGTTCGAACAAGACATTAACTCTTGTCTTGCTTGTGTCAAATCACCAAAATCAATTGCGTTTCCTGTTGTTGCAATTGTGATGTATTGAATCACGTTGGATGCGCTTGGCGTTGCGCCGCCGCCAACAATTCCTCTTGTGGTACTTGAGCAGCCAGCGGGAGAAGTATTTGTAGACAACAAATCTCCAAAATCTAAAGAATTCCCTGTTGTTGCTATGGTCACATATTGAATTACGTTTGAGTCTGCCCCAGCAGAAGTTGTTCCACCAGCAACGACTCCTCTTGTTTCGTTAGATAAACCAGCCGTAAATCTAACATTCACATACAAATCACCAAAATCAATCGCATTTCCTGTGGAGGCAATAGTTACATAGTCAATTCTGTTTTGATTGGTGCCTGCCCATTGACCGCCTGCAAATAACCCTCTTGTTGATGAAGCAAAGCCGCATCCCGCTTCAAAAACAGATGTTGTGTCTCCAAAATCCGTGCCGTTACCAAGCGTTGCAATAGATATGTATTCAATTACGTTTCCACCATCCTGACCTCCAGCAAACAATCCTCTCGAAGCAGCAGGTGTCGCGCTTCCACTCGCCGCGCTGAAAGGACTTGGGCCAAACGTATTCAATGCCCATACTCTGAACGTATAAGCCGTACCATTCGTAAGGCCAGTGACCGTGATTGGAGACGAAGCACCCGTCACAGTAATCTGACCGGGATTGGAAACAGCGTAATACGCAGAAATAGCACTGCCGCCTACATTCGTAGGCGCAGCAAACGTAACAGAAACAACCCCATCAATGCCAGCCGTCGCCGTACCAATCGTCGGCGCGTTAGGAACTTGCAGCGGATCGTAGCCCGGATATATGTATCCAGCAGGAGGACGTAGTGGCATGACGCCCCCTTATGAGTTTATTTCCTCCCACGAACAAGTCACAACCAAATCACTGGCTGTACCCGCCGTGGCACCAATCGACTGATCTTCTTTTAAGTACAAAGCCGTCGTCTTGTCTAACACAATCAGCGTCGCATCAGCAGGCACAGACACAGTAGACACAATCGGGAAGGCCGTACCTCCAATGTTGTCTTCGCTGTATTTGCTGATCGTGATGTCCGCTGCGTTAGTCCCGTCCACATTAGCCACAGTGATCATGTTGATCTTGTAGACCTTACCGCTCGACGCTGCATTTTCAACGATCAATGTTGCGTTAGTGGTGGTGAGAGAAACACTTGCGTTGTTGCCGTAAATAGCGGCGACGTTTACGATATTGGGATTTGCCACGATTTACTCCTTATAGTCCGAAGATCATTGCAAAAGCAATTGATTTTCCTGCACTAATTCCAGCAGAAAATGCTTGTACGGTGCCGCCAGAGTCTTCATAAAATAATGTTCCATCGGCGATGTTGATCGCTAATTCGCCGGGCAATAGGTTTGCCGAAGTTGGCACCGCGCCGGGTGTCGTGCTGTGATAAAGCTGAATTGGTGTGTAGCCAGTTTGTGCCATTAGAATGTTCCTCCAGTGATGCCCGCAGTGACGGCATTAGTCGACGGGTTGTAAGTGATCCCAGCGTCCACGCCTAACGCTTGATTGCTGGTTGTCGAAGCCGCTACGAATGGGATGTAAAAGTTTGCATTGGTGCTGGTGGCTGTGGTGGCGACGTTCGCAGCATTGGTGGCGTCTGTCGCGGTCGTCGCTGTCGCGGCATTGCCGCTGATGCTGATATTCCAAGTTCCTGAAGCGCCGGTGCCGTCTGCTTTCGGCGCGCCTACCGTACTGTAATCAATTGTCCTCGCGGCTGAACCGTCAAAGGTGGTTCCCGGAGATGCGCCGCCGGTGTTGGTGAAGGTGACAGAATTCGCGACAGAACCAGCAGAGCCTGTCGTATTTTGGTTGAACGTAGGCCAAGTTGCAGTGGCTGTCGTCCAGTTCCAAGTGCCTGACGGCGTATAAGAGCCGCCCAGCTCAAGGATCGTGTCGTCAGCATCCCGAACCGTCTTAATCCGATTGGTGGACGTAATCCCCGTGAAGGTTAAAAGCCCCGTCTGGCCAGAAATAGACAGACTTGCCGCCGATCCCGTGGTGTTTTGATTGAGCGTTGGAATGTCAGCCGCCACCAGCGCACGGAAAGAAGGCGTGCCCGGAGTTCCAGTCGAAGGCCCGGCAAATACATAATTAGCGGTCTGATTTGCATAAACTGCTGTCAGGGTGCCAGAACCTGTGACGGGCGAATTGCTGATCGTAAAATCTGCAGGCAATGACAACCCAACTGACGTAACGGTTCCAACACCCGCCGAAGACCACTGGAAAGCGCTTCCGGACCATTCCAAAAAAGTGTTGGCTAACGTAGGAGCGGCGGCAAATGACGTAGCGCCAGCGCCGGTCTGATACGGAATTTGATTAGCTGTGCCGCCTGCGATATTTGTTGCAGTTGTCGCGGTCGTTGCAGTTGTCGCGGTCGTTGCAGTTGTCGCGGTCGCCGCGTTGCCGCCAATCGACAACCCTGTTGCTGTGCCGGTCAAGCCTGTGCCAGCGCCGCTGAATTGCGTATTCGCGGTGATTGTTGTGCCAGTTATAGCGGCTGCTGAACTGCCCCCGATGGTGGTTCCATCGATCGTTCCGCTGTTTATGTCGACATTGGTCAGCGTTTTCGCGTCTAAGGTCGTTGGGATGTCAGCATTGACGAGCGCGCGGAACGCGGTGGGCGCGTCTGGCCCGGCGGCGGGTCCAGCATAAACATAATTAGCGGGTTGGTCGGAAACAATTATTGCAGAACCCCAAGTGTAACCTGAAGTTCCCGCAGAAACCAAAACTTGACCAGAACTGCCCGCAGGGCCAATGTAAAGGCCGTCAGCGCCTGACCAAACAATCGCACCGGCGTTTGGCACCAAAGAGCGACTTGTGCCGCCTTGATCCATTGGCAAAATGCCGTTGATTTGTTGTTGGTCAGACAAATCTACAGCCGGGTGTTGATGGTCGGCGCGCGCTATTTCCGTGGAAACACCGGCCGAACCTGTGTCGTCTAACACCAGCGGCGTTGCATTGCTCAGATTCGCGTTGAGCGTCACATCGGTGTTGAGTGCGCCGCCACCTGTCAGCCCTGTGCCGGCAATCACTTGTCGGTTGTCAGGCACGTAGCCGCTGATTGTCGCGGGGATTGTTGTGGCAGCAGTGACGCGCCCGGTGGCGTCTACCGTGAACACAGGAATGTTCGTGGAAGTTCCATAAACACCCGGCGTGACGCCGGAGTTGGCCAGTTGCGCGGAGCCTACGCCGCCCGGAGCAATGCTCAAGGTGACGTTGGAGCTCAGTTGCCCACCACCATCCAACCCCGTGCCAGCCAACACCGCGCGCGAAGTCGGAACACCCGCCACAGACAACAAATCACCAACACGAATTTGGTAATTGTTGCCCTGATAAACAATCATCATCAGCGAGTTTTCGTCCGCCACCGGGGCGACAGGCAACTGCGTGATTCTTGTCGGTATCAGGTTGCTAGGTACTTCTGACATTTATAGCTCCAAATATCCGTCACCATCTTCTGTGATGATGAATTCGTTGCCCTGCTCTTGAATCAAGCCAGCAGGCCGGGTATTGATCGGTGTGTCAGGCCGGTTGAATGGCAAAACAATCTGGTCAGGGCGGCGCGGCGCTAATCGGTAAGGATCGTATTCGTCACGATCCTCTTCACAAACCATCAACCCGGGATAATTCGGATCCGGCGACAAATCAGCCAACAACATCTTGCGCGAACAACGACCGCAAATGGCGATGCCATAAGTCGGTTGGCCAGAAGGGTCTAGGAATTTACCGCTGCTCATTTTGTGTAAACTCCAATGCCGGGGTTGATCTGAATCGGCGAACCGTCGTTGTCGCCATCCCATGCACGCTGCTGGCTCATCGCAGCCTTTTGTTCCAAGATAGGAATCAGCTGCGCGTCTACCGCTGGTGTTTCAGCCGCCATGCGCGCGGCGAGCCCGTTGATGATTGCCTCTTGCCAACGGTCTGGCATTTCAACTTCTTGTTGCAAGTTTTCTGTGTCCATGATCTGGCGATGCCGCCAGAGGATCAACTGTGCAGCTTCAGCTGCGACAAACGGCGCAGGCCAGAGATAAACAACCGGTTCAGGCAAGTTGCGCTGGAAATAATAGTTGCTCGGTCTTCCGGGGAACACTTTGTTGGACTGATTGACATAGCTGTCGCGGTTCAACTGGCCCAAAGGAATTTCTTGCGGTAAGTTGCCCAGCGTGATCGCGCTGTAACTCAATGGGCTGGTCGACGTGATCCGGAAATAGTTGTAAGGCAACGCACCAGAGATGTCCGTCCAAGTTATCTCACCTGCCGCTGCAGTTTCGCTCGACGTGCCCACAGTCGTCCAAACAGAACCGTTGGTGCTCACTTGAAACGTCACCGGCACAGCAGCTGCGCTCCACTTTATACCAATTGTGTCGACGGTCGTTTGGGTGGTGAAGTTGACCGTGTAGCTCGTGGACGTGGCGACATAAGGGCCATCCAACAACTGCAACACGCGGTAATTCAAGTTGAGGATTTCAACGGTGCCTGCGGGCAGCGTGACCAACGGTTGATTCTGATACATCGGAAGAATCAACTTCTGAATGCACCAACTGGGCGTCTTGATGTTGGCGAGTTCATTGAGCATGAACCGCAGGGATTCCAGCGCGTAGGTCTGCATTTCTGCAGTGATGGCTTGCGCAGGAAGGCGGCAACGCCGGAAGGCGTGATCCACGACCTTCAATGCGTTGGTTGTTGTGCCGCCTATGTTCCCAGAATACGCCATGCTAACTCCATTCAGTCACATGGCGGCTGTTGGCAGCCTGCCCGGTTGACGAAATTATGCTCGAATTGTCGTCGATCGACAACTCACTTTTTCTTTTTGCCGACGTTGCGTGCTTCGCTTAACGCAATCGCGACAGCTTGTTTAGGGCTCTTCACTACGGGGCCAGTTTTGCTGCCAGAATGCAGTTCGCCCGACTTATATTCGGACATGACCCTTTCGACTTTTTTGGAACCCTTCTCAGACATCAAGCCGCCTGCCTTATAAGGCGCGATCATCGGCTCTTTTGGCGCCACCGGCATGCGACGGCGCGCGATTCCTGGATTTTTGTTGCCTTTTATGCCCAAACTGGAGCCGTCACGCAGCATTCCTTGCGGCGCGGCTGGCGCTTTGACGGTTTCTCGCTGGACGCTTTCGCGTTTTTCCATGGTTGGTGTGGCCATGATCTCTTTACGAGCCATAGCGGACATAGCCGGGCGCATTTTGCCGCCTTGCGCGAGTTTTGTCATCGGTTTGCCGGGGTGCATGGCCTTTTCGTGCTTGTGCACCGCAGTTTTTATCATCGCTTTGTCTTGCGCGATGTCGGCTTTGCCGCCTTCAGCGTAGCCTTTTTTCGCCATACCGCCGCCGCAATAACCAACTGTCTTGCCTGCGCTGGAGAAATCAAAATCCTTCACGTATTTCAGCGTTTTACTCATGATTAAAGTCCTCGTGTCCGGTTGCTTTCAATGAGGCGGTCAAGCTTCGCGTCTAAAACTTCCAACCGATTCATCACGCGGTTGATGTCGGCGTGCACTTCAGCTTTCGTGACGTATTCTTTGGCCATTTCTTCTCGCGTTTTGTTTAACAAAATCGTCACGCGATTGAGCTCTGCAGACTTTTCACGCAATACCCACCCCAAAACACCGAGGAAAAAAGAAAGCGCCAAATTCCAAAACATTAATTCCATGATCACAGCCTCTTACGGTTGCGTACCATAAGTCTTGATGCACTCAAGCACGATGGTGTAAGTATCGCCAGCACTTGAATCTTGAGTGGTAAACGCAACGTCTCCCGTGACGCCTGCACCCGCATTGCTCGGAAGACCGCCAAACGTCGAAAAATCCATCAGGTAATTCGAGTTTTGTGGAATTATCCAGGCAAATGCGTCTACGGTCGCGTCAAACAGAACCCTAACTTGCATTCCGTGCGTTGTAGACCAAATTCTGTTGATCTTGACGCCGTTGCAGGCATTACCGGCAGCGTTAGGACGCAACGTGGAGACATCGATCTTTACGACCGCTGTCTCACCCGTTCCGTCTGAAAGGTTTGTGAACTTGCCGATGAACAGTCGCTCACCGTCAAGAATCGTTTGTGAAGTGACTGCGTCAGCCATCTTGGACTCCTGACTCTGTTGGTTGCGCGGATTCAGGCGCATCCAAACGCCTAATCAACATTTGGTAAGCGTTCAAAGTCGCTTGAGCTTGAATTATGAATGTGTTCGCTCTCATCAATTCTTGCTCAAGCTCTTTTATTTCGCTTTCCAAAAACTCTTTGGTTATTTGCATCAGCTGAACGAAGCGTAAGCTGGGACATAATAATCAGTCCCAGCGATGCGAACCTTGATAGCTTTTGAAACGGTCGCCACGGCAGTCGCGGTCGGTGCGACGGTCGCGGCTGGACCAGTTTCGATGTTGATCAGGTTTTGCACTTCACCAGTTTGCGAGCCGCTGTCGGTCACGCGAATGAACGAAGAAGCAGCGCCCAGTGTCACGTTTGTGCCGTAGTCGGTGTCCAGTTGCAAAACAGCCAGCGTGCCGCCGGGAGTTGTTGCTGTGCCGCCGAGCGTTGCACGGATTGCATTCGCTGCACCCGAAATCGTGCCGGTGGTGTTGATCGATGTGCTGATGTGAGCGCCATTGATCGTGCCGCCTGTGGCTGCGCCTGCACCGGTGACAACCGAAAATGCACGCAGCGTTTCGCCCGAGCCGGTCGAAGTGAATGCCAAGCGCTGATACGACAACCGAGTGTCGCCGGTCGCGGCAGACGTGGTTGCATAAGAGCTGGAGATGTTGCCAGAACTGGTAACAGAAATTGGGGCAGAAGACGTGCCGCTCGTGAAGCCGTTGAGCGAGGTCACTGGACCGGTGAATGTAGTTTGTGCCATGATTCATTCCTCTCATGCGAGTATCAAGGTGTTGCAGTCTGCATGACGTCAGCCGGGACTGTCTACAACACCGGGTAACCCCGGAATTCCCCGCCCGGTTTCCCGAGCGGGGTTTGCTACTTAAACGCCAGCGGTACCGAAGATGCCGCGTGGGTCAGTCCAACCGAACACATAACGCTCGGTGGCCTTGTAACGCATCGAGTCGGTTTCGAAGTCGCCTTCCATGCTCTTCTCCAGACCGCGACGCATCATGAGCTTCAGACCTTCGGGAGCGTCGGTCTGAACCCACCATGCGGTGGTCGAAGTAATACGAGAAAGGTTAGCTTGACCTTCGGCCAACAGACCCATCGACTTGACTGGGTTGATGTCGTTGTCGGCGGTACCAGTACGCAACACACTCTTCAGCAGAACTTCTGCTTGGAACACGTTGGAAGGACCAGCAACAATCTTGCGCGGCGTCAGACGGATACGCTTGCCGTTGTTGTCAACAGCGTTGCGGATCTGAATGAGCAGCTGTTCCAGCGAAGTTTGCGACAGCGCTGCAGCGGTGTTCAGCTGGTTGCTGAAGGTGCCGTTCACGATTGGGTGGTTGGTCGCAACCAGTGCCACACCGTCGCCGCCGGGATAGCTGCCGTTGAACGCGCGGTTCAGAATGTTCGCACCAAGAGTTTCTTTGGTTTCGATCAGCGACTGTGCCAGATGCTTGGCATAGGTTTGACCGATGCGAATGTGGTCGCCGTCTTCCACGAGAACTTTGGTCAGGCTGAATGCCAGACCATAGACCTTGTAGAGATAGCGCTGCAGGAACAGCACGCCGCCCGACTGGTAGCTGACAGCCATGCCGTCAGGCAGTTCAGGAGCCGCGCCGAAGCCGTACAGGACTGGCTCTTCGTGGTAGTTACGGGGAATGCCTTTTTGCTCACGGAACACCATGCTCCATTCGTCAGCACGTTGCTCGTAAACACCGTCGAACACTTCATTCAGGATGGGTTCGACAACCGACCGAAAGTCGGTACTACGCATTGGGGTAGCCATTCGTCAACCCTCCTTATACCGAGTTAACCGATGCTTTGTACTGGTGTTCGTTGATCCGAACGGTCACTTGTACGTAGGCGTCAGTTAATGAGTCGTTGATGTTGTATGCGAAACCAGTAATCTGGAACTGGCCAGAAGTCGACTGGATCACAGTCAGATACGTGTTGCTCAGACCGGTTTGAGTCGAGCCGCCCGGAGAAGCGATTGTCCAGTCGCACTCTTCGCCGACAGCAGTTTGCACTGTGGTGCCGGGAGAAGGGTTGTTGTACTGAACATCGAACAGCGTTTCTGGGTCGTCATAAACCCAAGCAACGATTTCCGTGCCTGTGGTGCCGGATGGCCAGAATGGGCTGATGGTCGGTTTGCCCGACGCGTCCAAATACTGGCAACCAGCGAAAATGCCAAGCAGCAAAACGCCGCCAGCAGTGCCGGAACGAGTACCGTCAGAGGTACCGAGCTCAATCACGCCGTTGTCTGTCAGCTTTACGGGGTCGCCCGAAAAGATGTTAGCTCCGTAAGTCGACGTGATGGTGTAGGCTTTCGGCCGCATCTGGCCACTGTTGTGGTAAGACGGACGGAAGCCAAAAGGTGCGCTAGTCGAAGACATTGCATACTCCTAATGGTTAAATGGTTCGTCACGTGAGATCAAATAAGGCCTCACGCCGTTGTCCCATCTCCAGATTGCCTTCACCGATTTGCAGCTTCGATTTCGATGCGCGCGCTTGTTGCTCCAAGAACTCAGCAGTGTCGGTGAGCTTCTCTTCTTCACGCAACGGCGCGTCATGATGCGCCTCTTTCATGTACTTCTCATACAGTGAAATAGGCAACTTGAATGCTAGCATCTCATTGACGCCGATGAACCCTTGCCAGTCACCCGTCTTGAGTGTGGCATATTCCCAGCCGGGAACATCTTCCGGCTTCACAGGTTCGTAACCCAAACGAATTCTCATTTGGATGGAGTCACGAGGATTGGTGGTGGTGAGCCAGCACGTGTGCCAGCCCGGAATGTTAGGCAAGTCCGGTAATGAGGACTGGAAAAACTGCTGACGGAACATTTCAACCCGCTCATCTTCGGTGACTTCACGATTTTCAGTGACAGCACGATCTTCCATCGCGCGATTTGTGCGATTGTCTCCAGCGGATTTCTTCAGGCGTTCGTCGGTCATATTGCTCGCTCCTTTCAGCGATTAGGCACATTATGTTGTTAAAATTCAAAAAAGGCAACACTCACGCTTTATTCTGACGGTCGTATTCTGCGTAACGCTTAACGTACTTGTTACGCAAAACTGGATCATCCCACACACCAGCCTCGACCAGCGCTTGTTTGCGTTCCGGAGAGATGTAGATCTCTTTGCGGGTGCTGGTGGGTGCATGCTCTTTGCCGGAACCTACTTGTGGACCGCCGCGAGCTTCGCGCTTTTGTTGCGCTGGCGCTTTGGCTGGCGCAAACCGTTCCGGCAAGCGGCGCGCCGCCCGACGACGCAGCTCATCCCAATATTCCTCGGTGCTTGGGTTGTAGCCGTCTTTGCTTAACGCTTGGTCAATCGCCAGCACGATGGCGCTGTCTTCGTTGCCGCCCCTTGTGTCGTACCAAGGATTTTCCTGGACGAACTCTCGAGCATAAGACATCGCAGCTTCGTCTTGCGCGGGTTGGTTGGTCGGCGCATTTTGCGCTGTTTGTTGCTTTTGGAAAGCCAACTGTTGTGCACGCTGGATTGCAGCGTCACGGTATTTCAACGCTTGCGCCACATCTTCACCGTTGCCTGCGGCTACTGCTTTGGCGATGACTTTTTCGGCCAGCTCTGCTTCTTGCTGCGCGCGCACAATTTCAGCGTCGAACCCGCGCAGGTCGGCGGTGTGAGCGCGCTGCTCTTGGGCGCTGAGACGGCGTTCTAGGTCGTCGTTGCGCTTGCGTAGGAAGTCGAGCTCGACTTTGTCGCGCTTGATGGCTTCATCGCGGCGAACTTTGCGCTCTTGCTTTTCCAAGCGGCGGCGCTCACGGATTGCTTCCCGCTCTTTGTCGCTGGCGTTTAACTCTTCGTCGTCGTCTTCGTCAGCAGCATTGACGACACGGTCGTCTTCTGCTGATTCGTCTTCGACACCTGTGTTTTCTTGTTGGCGCGCTGCGGGGTCGTCTTCAACGATGACGATGTCGTCATCCTTGATGTCGTCGTCTTCTTTCATCACGTCAGCCATGGTTCATCTCCTTCAGATGAATGCTCGGACTGCCAGCGGGTCGCCTTCGACCTTGCCGATTATGTCCAAGTCGTTGAAGATCACAAACATCGCACTCTCACCATCTTCCATCGCAACTTCCCAGCGATCGCCGCCGTACTTAGGCACGCGCACAAAGTCGCCGGGATGCGCCCATGAACCTTCGGGCCATGCTTCCAAGTTGTTGCGATTGCGGTAAGCCACTGGGCCGTGTGAGACCACTTTCCCAACTTGCGTGTTCCACTTTTCTGTGTCGCGCGAACCGGTGTCGATGATGATGCCGCCTGCGGATTTCTTCTTGGGCGTGCGAATCTGCACCAGAACGCGGCTACCAAAAGGCTGAATGCCAGCGTCTACCGCTGGAAAAGCCTCTGCCAATGCGTCCTCAGATGTCTGGGTCATTGTCCTTTTCCTCTTTCAAAAGTTGCAAGAGCACATTGATGGCGGCTTCGTAACCTTGCACGATGCCGACACGATACCCGTACTCGAAGGTGTCTCGTGTTTGGGGCCGCTTCAAGGCGTCCAGCGCGAATGACTGCTGGTCGGCCTTGAGACGGTTGAATAGCTGATCAATTACATTCATGCAGGGGTCTTTGGACCCATTGGCGGTGGTGGTGGCAACTTCTGGCCGGTGATCTTTTCACCTGCTGCCATGCGATGATGTTGCTTGACTGCGCCGCCCGTCATGGGAACGGTGCCGGGTGTTGGTTTGTCGCTCATTGCGTTCTCCTAAAAAGTTAACGAGTGCCAGGATTGATGCCGGTGCCTGTGCTCACCGCGATTTTTTCGCCGCTCACTATTTCCGCAGCAGCCAAGCGCATAGCAGTGTCGTTGTCGGCGGTGTTCATGCGTTCGCGTGCACCAATTTCTGCCGCTGTGCGTTCGTTTTCTGCCAGTTGACGTACTTCTTCCTGCCGCAAACGCTCTGCACGCTCCTGTGCGCGGTCGGCCAACTTCTGTTGTTCGATTTGCGCTTGCTGAGCGAGACGCTGTTGTTCGCTTTGTGCGCGCTGTTGCAGTGCAGCTTGTTGCACTTGCGCACCGATTTGAGCAACTTGCAGCGAGCTGTCTGGCGGCATTGGTGGTTGTGGTGCGAATTGCTCTGCAGCTTGCGAGAGCTGCGCCAACTCTTGTGCGAATCCACCCAGTTGTTGTTCGATGAATTGTTGAACTTGCAAAATGACCGCAGCTTGTTGAGCGGCTTCGTCCGAAATCAACTGTTCGTCGGTCGCTTTTTCGACCGCTTCGTGCGCTTCCACCAAGTAATAGTTCAACAAATGG